AAACGTAGTCGAAAACTCTTATATCGTGTACTTTACCTTCAAAGAAATTGGTAGATGCTGTTCTATTACTAAGGTTTAATCTATCTATTCCTGATGGTATAGTTGCACTTGTATCGCTACCTAATAAAGCACCATTTATAAAAAACTTATATTCATTCTCTTTAAAAGTGACCGCTATTTTATTTCTTTGGTCAAACGTTAAATTTAAAAAACTACTTACACCACCGCTTGAATATACTCTAACTTGTGTGCCATAACTTTGAAATATTAGTACAAGTTTGTTACTATCACTTCCATCGCTTAAGCCTATTGTAGTTTGGCTTCCGCTATCAAAGGGAGTTACATCTACAAAAAATGTTCCTTCAGATAAATCAGCGTCGTTTATCCAACTACCAGACCACCCTGTTGCGTAATCTTTTGTTCTTGTTACAGCAGAACCTTCTGTGTAAATCAAACTTGATGGGTAACTATTTACCAATTCAGTTTGACCACCCCAAGCTAAAAAATCTAATTCCTCATCACTTCCATTATTAATATGTAGACCTAAATAAGTATACTTTGGGCCTGAAGGTCGATAAGCTAAAAGATCTATTCTCTTCCATTCATTACCTATTTCGTGAGTTTTTGAGCCTTGAGTAGATTGACCATAAAAAGCTATAGTTTGAGTACTACCTGTATTACTCTTAACATATACTGCGGAGCGATAATATCCACCACCATTATCGTCTTGAGTGGGATTTGTATTATTTACAGATAATAAAGCATAACCTGAAGTACCTGAAGCCTGCAATCTTGTAGCTGTTATAGTTCCGTCAGGAGCTGCAGCAAAGTTACCTGTTTTTGTTATAGTCGAACCGCTAGTTGTTGTATCATTTAATTGTAATTGAGTATTATTTAAAGCATAGTTTTTACGCTCTGGTTCTAATAACAAACTAGGGCAGTTGCTACCTTCCCAGTCCTGTCTAGGTAACTCAGGAGATACTTGCTCTATAAGACCGTCTCTGTTTATTCTTGTAGCTTCAGATGTTCTTCTTACAAATAACTGCTGACTAATAGGGTGCGCAGCGTTAACTCCCTGATTTCTTGCTAGTGCTGGTATATATGCTAAAATCGGCTTTCTCATTATTATTTAAGTATTTTTCTAATTTAACTATATTAGCCTTTTTAGGCTTATACATATTCTTTTTCTTTTTTAAACTCATAGCATTATATATACCATCCACCAGTATAATTAACGTCTTTGTCTGGGTACATATCCTCAGACGTATTTTGACTATACTCTGGATATTTAACATTATTTAAACACATATAATCTAAGAAACGCTTAGTATAAAACTCAGCAGTACTATTCATCTCTTGTGTAAGATAAGCTAACTCATCTCTTGTTGCTACATCAGAAGTTTCAGATGTTCTCTTTTGTACCCCTCCATTATTAACAGAGAATGATATATAAGGCATAAGTGTAGCTTGAGAATACCATATAAGCATAGGCTTAATAAAGTCATCTAACAACGTCTTATAATCAGAGTATCCTTCATCTAGTATTTCTCCACTAACTATAAGCTCTTGCATTTTCTTATATAGCTTACCTCCTAAGTAGTTCTGGATATGTATATCCTGAGCCACCTCAATATACTGTGATATCTTTGAGCTATCAACGTTACCGTCAATTAAAGACCTCTTCTTAAGGTCTGTTACGCTAATAAATATTGCTTTCCTTGCCATTACTCTTCTTCTTCTTTAAGTTCAACATTTGTTGGTTCTACATTAGTTACAAGAGGTTCTAACTCAATAGGTTCTTGTGCACTAAGTTTCTCTCCAGTTTCTTCTTCTCTCTTAACTTTAGTAGAGATATTTTCTAATTCTGTAAACTCAATAGGTTAAAGAGTTACAAAGTATAAGTCTAATTCGATACCGTTAAAATCTAATATATCAGTAAGAGCATCAATAATCTCGTCCTGTAGCGGTCTGATAATTACATTATCCATAAGTACAGCAGCAGTTCTAAGCTCCTCTGCATTGTTACCGAAACCTGTATTATCTTTAATACCCAATAAGATAGGAGAAACAATACCATGACCTAGCATGATTTTCTCTCTTGCTTCATCAGACATAAACTGATACTGAGCGTGAGCATCTGGTAAATGTATAGGCTCTATGTCGGCCTTAGTTTCTTGTGACTCATTGAAAGCAATGATAAACTTACCAGCGTTAGAAGAACCTGAGAATTTCTCATATATCCTACGCTCTAAAGCAGCTTGTGTTTCTTCTGGTGGAGTACCATTGTTGAAATTAATTAATAAAGAAGGCTGTAAACCATTCTTAATATTGTTAATGTGATAGTTTGACACCTCTTGCTCTAAAGCACAGTATTGTAAACATCCATTATAATCAACAGGAGCATAGTAATAAAAACCACTTCTATAAGGTTTGATAATATAAATCTCATTAAGCTGACCTTTAGAACCGTTACCAAATGTAGGAATACGCTTAGGCTTCTCAGATGGTTTTAAGTTCTCCCACTTAGGATGATAGTAGTATGCTTTAATGATACCGTCTTTACCGCACTTCTCAGCTCTAAGAGTTTCCATAGGGAAATGAGATACTTTAAGTATTCTGTTTTTTCTTTTATTATAAGTAACCTGAACAGCAGCTTGACCTAACATCTTGTAATCATGCACTATACGCTTAACTACACGCTTTTTAAGAAGCTTTTTCATCTTAAGGTAACCTTCTGGGTTTTCATCTCTATTGGTAGCCTCTAAGCCTCTACCAGCAATCATATCAACAATACCGTTAATACAACGAGAGTTCGTAGGAGAACCCATGTAGTTATCAATTAATGTTCTAAAATAGTTATTGTCTTCTCCGTACTTAACCCAGTCTTTGTTATACTGCTCTTGTACGATAGGTGTTTGATAACCTGACAATTCTATTACTCTAATATTATTACTTTCCATCTTTACTTATTGTGTTATATATATAACGATTTATTGAGGTGTTATCCAAGCTCTATCTGATATTAAGCCTGTTGCTCTGTCTATTTCTAATATTAACCAATCTTGCTCGTAGAACTCTAAGTTATGTAATGAGTCAACAAGAGGAGCTAATAGTATAAAATTATATCTATCTTCATCAGAAGCTGTTAATAAAGACTCGTCTCCCTCTGTGTATACTATATGTTCGTGATATACCTTCTGTATGTTAGGAGTTATACCTAAGCGATAAGCTCTACTTCCTATAGAACCAATTTCTCCGTTGGATATTTCTAAAACAGTTCTTTCGTCTGCTCTATAAGTGTTAGAAGTTTTAATAGTTATGAGTGAGTTTTCATACTGAACAGCTCCGTCATCTGATAAACCTATTCCTTCTTGAGCTAACTTACCTTCAACCCATGCTTTAGTTGTTGACAATCTACCTGAAGGAGCATTCTCCCAAGGAGTATTAAGTATAGATACATTGTACATTTCCATATACTTAACGTAATCTGTGTCCTCTACAGACTCTACATGAGTTACAACACCGTCAGTACATCTAACAAGTACCCAAACTCCAGATTCGTTTTTAGATATAAAATGGTATCTGTCTAAGTCGTTTACGTTTGCATAACTGTCTGAATAGTTATCTGTAACAGAAGTACCTGTAGCATCAGAATAGATACTCATACCTACAGTCCAGTCAGCTATAGAATCTTCTTTAAATATAGTTGTTTCAAAATTAGTTAAAGCTAAAGAACGTTCTTCTCTTTGCTGTAGTCTAACTAATGTTTTGTTAAATGTTTCATCTTGACCAAACTCAAAGTGCCAATACTTCTTTGGACCTATAACGTTTCCAAGAGGGTCTGTACCAAAGTCTCTCTCTAGTGTATTTACTAAATCTGGATTTAATGATGATGATTGAGAGTCTGGATGATATCCGTAGAAGTTACCTTCGTTAGAGTTAAAGCTATAAGAATATACCGTAACCTCTTCTAAGCTTGAAGGACTACTATTAAACGTTCCGTATTCATTAGAACGAACCTTAAAGTCTCCAAATGCGTTCTTAGTATTTTGGTCTAATCTATTTGTTACTTGAGATGAGAACTTAACCTCTCCTCTACCATCATTATCTAAGTCATACTTAACAGCATACTCTCCATGTTCAGATACATCTGTTGGTGTTGTTGCTGATGCTCCATCACTTGTATCTCCACCTATAACTTGTGTATTATCTCCATACTCAGTATTTCCACTTACATCGTCCCCACCATAAGTTACATGAGCATCGTCCTCATCATATTGAACACCCTCATATACAAAGTAATCATCGTCATTATTATATTGAATGTACTCGTTAGCTGTATTAAGCTCTCCTCTAAACCTAACTACATCTCTATATAAAGGTATCTTATTAGAGTACAGTATTACAGATAAAGTAGTATTCTGCTCTATAGAGTCTAAGAAGTCTTGGTTGTCAATAGATACAACAAGTGTCTCTCCTTGAGTGTAAGTAAAGTTAGATGATTGTATAGAGTCTTTAGACTCTTGGTTAATTATCGTAACAGACGTACCATCCCCTTCTCTACCTGTAACATTCAATGTTAGTGTAGGTAATGTATTTATATCTAGTATATTCATAAATATATAACGACAAAGGTATTATTGTGTTTGAAAATGAAACGCATAAAAAAAGAGGTACATTTCTGTACCCCTCTTCTATTAAAGAAAGCTAAGTTCTTATGGGTTCATTACTGTAGTATCGATAACAAATCCAGCAGCGTCTCCCATGATAGATGGGTCAACGAATAAAGCTGGAGAAATTTCTTTACCTTCAAGAGCTAGAGTGTAACCGTTAAGGTCTCCCATAGCACCACCAGTAGAAGTACTTACAGATACTTCAACACCATTTTGAGAACCAGCTAAACGGAAGTTTCCGTTGTAGTCTTCAATAATAACGTGAGGTCTTCCGTAAGAAAGTAACTTAAGTTGTTTTTGTGTAGCAGCATCTTGAGATTTCAAGACGATGTTACCTGTTTGAGTCCAGAAAGAAGTTCCGTTATCTCTTGAGTTTTCGTTAGACTCCTCAAAAGTATTGTTCTCTCCTCTTAACTCAAACTTGTATGTAGTAATAGCAGAAGTCAAAGCTGTAACCTCTCCGTTAGAACCAAGAGTAAGACCATCAAACATATCGCTATCAAAGTTAGCAACATAGATGTTTCTTAATCCACCAACAGATTCTTTACATGCTTCCAATCTACCACCTGTAATATCACAAGCCATAATTTTATAATTTAAGAGTTATTAATAATTTAATATAAGGGGAGCGTTAACTCCCCCTACAGATTCAGATGTCTAATTATGCACCTGGAGTGTAAAGAACAATCTCAGAACCGATACCGTAGTTTACAGTAGCTGTAAATCTTAATACGATACGAACATTTTGAGAACCGTCGATATCAGCCATGTCGATAACTTTAGCTTCGTTCTTGTCAGAAAGAAGACCAGTTCCGAACATAAGGTTAGAAGACTGAGCAGCCATCATGTAACCAGCAGTTAAACCGTTAGCGATGAACAATTTCTTTCCTTCGAAATCAAGAGAAGTTTGTCCAACATGGTAAAGGTCTTTGTAACCTAAAGCAGCTTGAGCTCTGATGTAAGAACGAGCTACATCTGGAGCGATGTAAATGTTCAAATCTTCCTTAGAATACATCTCAGTACTGATAGCGTCAACTACCTTACCTAATTCAGCGATTACGTTAGAAGCGTCAACTCCACCTGCAACACCAGCTACGTCTACAACGTCAGCGTCAGCAGTAGCAAGAGCAATAAGTCCGTCGAATTCTCCAGCGTTACCGTCTTGACCAGCCCAGATAGTGTTTTCCATTTTCTCAGCAACCTTAGCTACTACGTGTCCTACTAAGTAAGAAGCGAAAGATGGAGGAAGACTGTCGTGTGCAGAAATACCCATAGAAAGAGCATCCCAATCGTTACGGAAGTCTTGCTTACATAATTGAAGGTTTACTTGAAATTCTTTAGGCTCTAAGTAACGCTCAGTAAGAGTTACTGTAGAAGTTGCAGCGAAATCACATGAACCGTCTGCTACCAAATCGTCAGAAGAAGCAAGCTTCTTGATAACTTGTTTAAATTTAATGTTTGATTTTACTTCTAATCCACCTTTTTCGATAGTGTTAGGAGATAGTAAAGCAGCAGCGATAAAGCCTTGCAATTTTTCTCCAGCGTAAGAAGTAGTGATGTTTGTTGTTGTTGCCATTTTAAAGCGTTTTTAATGTTAATTAATATTAATTGTTAAATAGTCTGTTGAATACTCTGTCTTGAGTTGTCATAGTTCTAGCTTGAGCATACTTAAACTCTCTTTTTTCTTCAACGTTAGATTCTGGAGAAGGTACAATCTCTTCAGCTTGTTCTTCCTCACTTAGTTCAATCTCCTCAGCAGATAACTGAGCAGGTACTTCTTTTTCTGATTCGTACTTATCCTTCATAAGGCTTTCCATAGCTTTAAGAATGTCATTTTTCATAGCATTCATTTCGTCTACAGTAGCATACTTAGGAGCTTGTACTTCCTCTTCTTTTTCTTCTGCTAATTCAACTTCTTCAGTTTCTTCTTCTTCAGTCTCCTCAACTTCTTCAGTAGCTTCTTCAACTACTTCTTCAGTTTCAGTTTCCTCAGAAAGCTCAACCTCTTCAGTCTCCTCAGTTTCTTCTACTTCTTCTGTTTCTTCAGTAGCAGCTTCTACTTCTTCAGCAACCTCTTCTGTGATTACTTCATTAGTAGACTCTAACTCTTCAGAAAGCTCAGTTGTAGCTTCTTCAACAGCTTCAGAGATAGTCTCTTCAACTTCAGAAGAAAGAAAAATGTTTTGTAATTTTTCTAAGATTTCTGTTGCTTTCATAAATTTGAATTTTTATAGTTATATAACGATTAAAATATTGTTCGTTTTATTTACAACTGATAATCAGTACTATCCGAACTTGACTGTCTGGATGTATTGGTATTATCAACTGTTGAGTTTCCCTGTCCTGTTAAAGGACCTATACCATGAGGTAGAGCAGAGTAGTATCTCTGCCCTCCCTTTTTACACTTACAATCCTTTGTAGTGTAGGTATTTTTACATGCACAGTACCAAGCTTTCATTATGTTAATCCAGTTATATTTACTGTTTGAATATCATTGGATACCATACTATTTAACTGCATCTTAGTAGAGTTCTGGTCTCCAGTCTGAATGTAATTTCTCATTCCATTAGCATAAGAGTCAAGAGTACCGTCGCCCATTAACCAAACTTGAGTACCCTCAGCTGAGTTAGTTTGATTGATTTGGAAGTTACTACTAGCTGACCCAAAAGAAGCCCTTCTGTAACTATTACCAACCTTGAAGTTGTTAACCCATTTAATTGGGTCTGTAGTCATCTTCAGTATCTCATTATCAGTAGGCATTACTTGGTTAGCTCTTAGCGTAGTAACAACCATAGAAGCTACTTTACCGTGAAAGCTTCTGTTAGAGCCTCTACCACCGATAGTTAAATTACCTCCGAATGCTCTATCCATTCTAGCTCCTGTTGTAGTCCAAGTATTTTGACTGCCGTAGTTAGGATTAGGGTTAAATATCCAAGACCCACCACTATAGAACATTAGCCTTATGTCAAAAGTATTAGCTAAGTTAGCAGCAGTAGCATTGCTAGAGTTGTATCTAGCTCCTTTATAACCTATGTAAACACCATACCAAGCAGCACTCCCTAAGTTTGAAGCAATAAGATACTCATTTTTTGCACTATCTCGACCCCACCCAAAGAACAAAGCACCAAATTGGTCGGTTCTTAGGTATATGTTGTC